AGCAGCAAGAAAAGTGCGCTGGTTGTCACGCAATTCCTCATGGTAATAGGGGCGGTGGCCAGGGCCGCCCCAAACCCTACGCGCGGTCAAGCGCGTCAGTGCAAGGGAGACATTGAAGTCGCACCTCCCGTACACCGAACCAGAATGCACAACATTCATACCGTAATAAGTCGCGTAGAAAGTCTCGTCGACGGCTCCGGGTGGTGGCTCAGGGAAACAGAGCCGGCCACCCTTGAACCATTTAGATCCCTTGATAACGTCAAAATCATGGCATGCAAACGAATACAATGGGAGCTTCTTGGGACACTTAGTGGTGTAGACGCGCACTACACCACAGTGTTCCAAGTTGCCTAAGCTCCCTTCGTACGCCGAAAAAGCGGGCGCGGATTAGACACGTGCTGCTCGGGTAAGCAGTCGTTAATAAGCAGCTCCTGCAACATTCGGACTTGACTGTAGAAAACGAGAGTGTACATATACACGTCGATGGACTCACTAGCGAGATCGGCCTTGCGAGGGTAACCCTCAGCGCAAGCAGACACTCGATTGTAAAAACCCGGACGCAGGCCGTACACATCAGCCTTGGCAAACATCAACGCCCGCCCAACCCGCAAATTCTTGCTCTCACCACCGTCGGATTCAAACAACCACCAGAACAAGTCCATGCACACTCGATGAGCGGCGTAAGATTTGAACATGCTGGTCAAGAAGATCTTGTGGTACTTAGCAACATCGGATTGATGACGTTTGCGCTGCTCGGTCGTGGTGGTATTGGCCATACGGCCCGGCAAATGCCAACCATCCTTTAGAGACAACGCATAGCGTGCGTAGTAAGAGGTATGCGCTTTGTAATCCATCTGGGTCACACTAGGCACGTGCTCATACTGAGACAATTCAATAGGGGCGTCAGAGATCTCTGCATAACAGCATAGACCACTCTTCAACCCCCGGCAAAAACGGAGCCAAAACCCAAATTCATCAACGCCCAGCGTGGCTTTGTAAATGATGACACTCGCAAAAGTCAAAGCTGGCGGTTCCACAATGGGTGGCTCACTCGCAACTACTAATTCTCCGCAATTAAGCGGGATGGCCTGTTCGGCATAAACTAGGTTATCTTGGGACAACATGGCCGGCGAGACACTAGTCTCAGCGGGCGGCAATCGAGGCGGGTGCCTATCGGACAACGGTCGCGATGGCACTAGGCCGGCCTTCGATAATCCCCGAGTCTTCAAACGGACGGAGTCCGAATTATCCAACTTCGAGGGCGGGAGAGGGATGAGTGGCACTGGAGCCCCGTCAGCCGCTGTAGCGCGCGGTAAACAGTTCAGTCGCCTGGACGTAGCTAGGTCAATGCTACCGTCCCGTTGTGCGCGGCAAGGCGCAACAAACTCCTCATCAATGGGGTCACTGGTGAGCCACACGGGCTTACAGCGACCCTCAAGGTCCCACCTCTTCCGACCGGAAGGTGAATCGGTCTTAAGCACGGATGCTGGTGAAATCTGAGGAGTAAAAGGTACATCCTCCAAGACTTCTTCGTCACCGTGCTTCCAATCCATCAACTCCCAGTCCAGCACTTCGTCCTCAGACCCGTCCCCGAGGCAACCCGAGTCGGACTCGGGTGCACGGTGCACGTGGTTTCTCTCAGCGGGTCCGAGGAAGTACTTGTTACCGGGGTGGAAATGCATCGGATTGGAGCACAACCCAATGGGGAGCACACACCAATATGGCTTCCCTTCCACCCGGTCCTGATTGATTTTCCTCTTCTCTTCGAACTGACGGGCCCTAGCGGACCGTTTGTCTGCGGATACAGGTCGTCGCGAGCGCTTGTGTGCATGCATCTCGCCAAACTTGCCCTCGCATTCCGTTCGTGATAGGGAACAAACCTCCCCCAGCGCTTCTGGGGGTGCAGCCTCGCAATAAAAACAACTCGATTGGTTGCATTTGCAAGAACTGTCTTCAACCGGAGCGCGACTACTCTCGGCTGCCCCCCCGCGATCGTCCATGCGAGGGGGCTTGTCAACAAAACTCTTTCCTTTCTGATTCTGATTTCGCCACGTTTTAGATGGTTTCATAAAAATCACTGGTTTCCCAATAGTTAAAGTTTAACGTCAAAAGACAAAGTGAAAGACAACCGCAAGCGGAAACAGAAAGACTAAGCTTTCTGAAACAAGGCTGAGCCCCAGAAACGGATTGTTACCGTTTCGAACCGTGGCGACGGAGCAGATGATTAATGCTTTTATATTTTTCAAGAGGAGGAGAGGCGCGATGCACGCGCAAGCTTGTGAGAATGGTAGTAATCTGGATATATTCGGCTCGAAAAGGAATAACGAGCTCAATAAGCAAAAGAGCTGATCGGGTAAAGGCACTGCCACACAAGGACAGAACCCAGTTAGCCGAGAGGTACACCTAATGTGTGAAATATGAAGAATGCGACATCGTAGAAACGGGAATTACCATAAGAACCCTGACTCATCGAGTATATAACGAAACGCACCAACACATCACACACACAAACAGCATACCCCTCGAACACAACCCCACCACACAGGAAGAATCTTGGGTTTGGCTAGGACCACCAACCTGTGCCCACTATTAAATAGCGGTTCCATAACTAGCATAACAAGCTGCGCACGCCTGCGCGACGTGGCGTCCTTGAGCGGAGCACCACGACCACATGC